AAGACTCAATAAATACGTTAGTACCATCATCACACACAGCGTAAAAGGTAGTTTCATCGAAGAATTGTTCACGAAGATTACCAATTAAACTCCACTTATACCAAGTGTTAGCTAGACGCTCGTTACCAGTTTGATAGAAACGATACTGGTAAAGCGTGTTAGAACCTGTCTTGCCAAACGAAAGAATGGACAAAGCAGGTGAGGCAATGAAGCTGTTAACATCTGAAGGGATTAGTTCAGAGACGTTGTTACTAATCTCGTTCGCTTCAGCAGGTGCTTCCTTACGAATATCTCCCAGCTCATACACACGAGACCACAGTAAGGTCTTAGACACAAAACTGATGGTAGTACCAAGAGACACAGCCTCTAGGCTTTCGTCGCACTCATAGTTACTAAGTGTGTTAATTTTTGCTGTAGTAGGTCCGAGAATGTCAGCGTCAGTAGACAGCAGGAACTGCTCGTTTTGACTGAACAGCACAAGACCAACAGCCACTGTCTGAACGTAAGTCAGGTTGACAGGGTTTCGGGAGGTAGCTGTAATGTCAATAGGGTCGTCAGCTGCTACCAACTGTGCAGAACCTGCAAAGAAGTTAAAGTAATCACCAGCCTTACTAAGGATGATGTTCTCCTTAGCCAGGAAACCTAGACGGTTACGGTAGAAGAAAATGTGCTTAATTTTTTGTCCTATAAAACTAGGCTCAGGGTTAGTGGTATCATCACCAACCAAGCGATCAGTCCAGTCTACAGCTTCATACTTAAATGAACCGTCTGTCTGACGAACCAGCTGATGAGGCAGTGTCTTTTCATCTAGCTCAAACTTCAAGCCAGGTGCAATGGTTTCTTCCCACACACCAGGACCAGCAGTAGCAGAACCTTTCGTCTGGAATTTAACCCACATGTCATCAGCGTCAACAATATCGCTATTGTAAACCTTGACTACATAACCATTTTGACATTGGTTAGGCAGACGCCCGGTAACGTTGATTTCATCTTGGAAAACATAGATACCTTCTTCTGCAGCAGAACCAGAGGTGCTGATGGTAAAAGCGCTGGTACCACTGACATAAATACCAGGACCAACTTGGGTAGCTGTAATACCTGTAATCGCATTGAGTGAACTTCGCAGATTACTAGCAATAGCATCAGCGTCAACCACACCGGCGCCCACGTTCTGAGGAGTAGTGTAGGAGTATTCAGTACCGTTAAGGGTAACAGAATACTTAGCGTTGTAAGCGACAACACTGATAACAATGAATGCCTGGTTAGGCAGTGCAGCACTCGTGCCGCTTTTCATGGCTACAGTCTTGTTCTTATTCAGAACAAAAGTATAGTCGTTAATAGTCAGAAGTTCAATGTCATCAGCAGAAGCACCATATAGATACTCAGTGTTAGGTAAAGAGCTAATAGCACAAGCTGTTACCTCTGAATCATAGTTAGTTTCTGCTGTTCCTTCAGCTGTAACAGCGTTGGAATAATCAGTCTCAGCAGTTGATAAATTAGAAGTAGCTGTAGTCAGCTGGCTAGAAGTATGTGTTGCAGCCGCTGTAATCAGCAGTTCATACACACGGAAGCCTTGCTGCTTCAGCAGTGGGTAATCTTCGGTACGTTCAGCACCAATGGCATATCCAGAAGCAAACGTAGTATTAGTATATTGACCAATAACTGTACCAGCATTGGTAACAACGTACTTACTACCATCATAGATGACACCAGTTTTTACAGTCTGATTGTAGTCAGTATCGTAAGTGGTAGTGATGTCAAGATTGGTAGTTTGTACACCAGTCTGTCCGTCAGAAGTTTCAGCAAATGTAGCGCCGAAGTCATTCAGATCCTCTAGCTCATCAGCAGTGGTGTTCAGAGCATTACGATAAGCAGTCAGATCAGTTTGTAAATTAGCGTAATTACAACCACTAGGTACACCGACAGAACCAGCTGTACCCATCTCTACTTTACGTGGTTGACCGTCAATCAAGCTCCAGATGCGGAAAATATCGTTGTCATACTGGGCAACATATTTCTCACCTGCATCCCTAAGGATAGAAAACCACTTGCCAGAAGTAGTAGCATCTTTTAGAGTAGCTACAAACTTACCGCCAGGTCGCTTCAGCATCCCCAAGGCGTAGTCAGGAAAGACGTTATCAGCGTCAACTACCTGACCAGGGAATTTAAGATTGTCGGGTTGTTGAGAAATGCCAAGCAAAAAGGTTGGAATCCTTTGGGTCAGTGTGCTCATCTGATCAGCGCATGGTACGGTTGATAGTTATTATAGTAGTTCGCCCCATCACGCCAACCAAAGATACTGTAATCAGCTTGATTACAATCGTATTCAATAGCAGCAGCACGGGTTTGAAGCTCTTGCTCTTGTAGAAGTTGGAATAGAGTGGTGTCGCCTACCATCTTGTTAGAGGCAAGACGGGCAGCACGGGCAGTAATATAGAGTTGAATAGCAGGAGGAACATCCTCAAATTCAAACAGCCAAGTTACATCAGCTTGAATGTCATCATCCCATTGATAGGTATGATTAAGTTTATCGTAGAATTTACCTTGACGCCTAACAGGATTGAATTGATCCTTATAGACATTAGTGTCAAGATCTAGTTGCAGGACATTAGTAGGGTACTTAATCTCCTTAGTTGATGCATCAGGTTTAAAGGTATAACCACGCTCAACGTTAAAGGTCCAACCTTCAGCTTGAACTTGTTTGTTGACTTCGCGGAGAGTGGTTAGAACAATAGCTACTTCAGGATTTTGAAGATCGAGCGTGGTGACAGGAGCCTGTCCCACGGAGCTTAATATTTGATTAACAGCATCCAGTTCTGTGGACGCAGCATAAGTGGCAGGCATAGTTCAAAATAAAAAAAAGGAGCCCCCGAAGGAGCTCCCGTTGAACAAATATTTACTGATAACCAGCGTTGTTGGTAGCGGTCTGGACAGTACCGAACTGAGCCGGTGCAGTCGCAGTACCTGCATACAGCTCAACACAAGCAGCAGGATTAACGTAGTCAGCGCCCATGGCGAGACGACCCAGGATCACATCGCCCTGGTAGATCACGGACACGTCGCCCGAGGTCACTTGGACCTGAGGACCAACGGCTTCGACCACACCTGCGCCTTCACGTTGGAAGATAAGACCGCAGGAGTTGTTGAAGTTAGAGGCTTGACCGTAATCGTTGTTGATACCGGTAACAGAGTTACGGGCATCTTCCATTGCCTCATCCACGAAATCACCAGATTCCACGCTAGGATCGGTGATACCGGGGTTGGTAGCAGAAGCAGTACCATACTTGGTACCGTAGTTAGCGAAGAAAGGCAGGTTCATAGACTTGTAGATCTTGATACCAGCAATCTCCACAACGCCTTGACCGCTTTGCAGCGAAGCGCCTTGGACATCACGGTTGACAAGACCACCGTCACCCACTTTCTGAATCAGCGAATAATACTGACGGGGGTTGAGGACGGCAACACGTCCGTCGTCACTGACACCCTTTTCGTCAAGGGCAGCTGCTGCATCATAGAATGCAGTGATCAGCTTGTCAGCATCATAGGCATCAGAAGCATTAGTACCGGAGGAACCAACGCGGATCTGAGTACCGCCGGGCTCTTGGAAACCGGTCTTCAGCACAGGAGACTTAGCGCGAGCGCCACGAGTCAGTGCACGGAAGATCAGACGGTCATACTTTTGAGCCAGAGCATAGCCAATCTTACGGGAGATTTCGCTACGCAGGTCGTAATGGCTCAGAACTTCATCCAATTCGTAGACGAAAGCAGAGCTAATCAGAAGATCATCACAGGTGATAGTCTTCTCAGCCACCGGGGGCGCACCGTCGGTGTTACCGAGGATTGCGTTGCCAGGCGTATGATATTCTGCCTTGGTCCGACCAGTGTAGATGAACTGGAGACTGCGACCATTCTGCAGAGTGCGCTTCATCACAAGGTCACGAGCGATCGCATTGTGTTGGAAGCCTTTGAACATCTCACCGCTAAAAAGCTTGAGATACAATGCACGAGCTTCAGCAGCGGTTCTAGGGCTAGAGACCGCACTGTTTAGTGCACCAGGAGACGTAAGCGACGTGGTAAGCGTCGAAGATTGTTGTGCCATTTTTAAGGAGTAAAGTTAATAGACTTGCTCCCAAACGTTTGGAAAATTTTTTGGTTTATTTTTGTGGTCTATCCCACCGTCTAGACGGCGAAGGGTGTCCTCGTAAGGGCCAACGCCAATAGGTAAGGGAGGGTTTGCACCTCCCAATGCCGCTTTAACGGACTACCGTTTTAGTGTAAGAAACGCCGCGATACTTGTAAGTGACTTGTACAGCCATGATAATCTCCAAGTGTTTGACCCCCGTTCCATGATCAAACTTCATGCGTCCCTTGTGGGGATGAACGGACGGAGATTAACCTACAGCAGGTGCAGTAAGAGCAACAGGAGTTACGTCTGCAGCAGCGAGGTCTAGCGGAAAGTTGTGAGCATTACGTTCGTGCATGACTTCAAATCCAAGGTTAGCTTGGTTAAGGA